ACGCTTGATGTGAATCTGTCGGCCGATGGCAACCGGCAAATAGAATTAGATATAAACCTTACGCCGTTACTGAAAAAAGACAATGTGGCTTATGCTGATGAACTAGGGATAACCGGCAACGGCTACACCTTTGTTTATCTGAAATTCCCACAAGGTTTGTACGGCAATAATAGTGTAGGTAAAATAAGAACATGGAAAGTCGACGCATTGTTTACTACGAAGGCAATACGCTAAAGCCGAAAAGCTTATCGCAACCTTCAATCAGAAAGCGCCTAGAAATGGGCGTTGGTTCAGAACAGCTTGCAAACCACAAGCCGCCATTTGTTGATAAGGTTTACGCCACCGATATGTGCGTTTGGTGTACGCGAACCTTCGACAGCTTCAGAATCGTTTGTATTTCATGCCGAAATTGCCAATATTGCGGCCTTGCATCGGTCGACCCGAATAAGTGCCACCTATGCGGAAACAAAGCGCCTGATGATATTATGGTTACTAGAGAGCGCGAAAGAATACGGATTTTCTAAGCGTAAGCTGTTATAATTCAAACTAAGGAAATAAACCAATGAATATACCAAACGCCGCAGTCGAAGAAATGCTAAAAGCAATACCTGATCGTAAGCAACGCAATCAGATAGCTTCAATCATCAACGGCCGCATCGTTAAAGAAGTTTATTGCCACAGTCAAGATATAGTTGAAAGGCGCGAAGTGAATGTCTTCGACAAAGACGGCAAGATGGTATTTTTGAAGAATGGCAAGCCTAAATTAGAAAAAGTCGATGTAACCACGCGCCAAGGCTGTAACGGCCGCTTGATCGCACGCATTTACGACGACGGCCGGGTTGTTATGACCGCAAGCGACGGTAAAGCGTGGCTTCGATCATCTAGGCATCGTTTCGACGGCCAAATGGGCTTTCAGTGCCATTGTGGCCAAGACAGCCTGATCGCTGAAGCTGAAGCCGGCATTATTGGTCAAGCACCACCTTCGCGCGAAGATTTGGGTAGGATTCACGAAAAATTACAAGTTAAAAAGCCAAACTATCAGCAATATGAAAACAAAACCTTCGTTGATGGCTTCGAAGTCAGGGAGTTAATTTAATGGCATATAACGCATGGTCAGTCGTATTCGGCGAACAGCCAACCGCCGCCAAGTGGAATCAGCTTGGCACTAACGACGCAGGGTTCAAAGACGGAACAAATATTGATGATGGTGCTATTACCGCCGCAAAGATAGCCAACCGAACGCGTGCGATAAATGTACCGTTCTTTTCAGATGGCACAGGTGGTTCGGCAAGTTCGATCAACCTAGGTATGCCGGCCGTTGCTTTCACTGGTACGCCTTCAGGATTCTTGCGCGCCAACACAATAATACCGGCCGACTATGTTGCCGGCACTGATGTCGTTCTTCGGCTTAAGGCGTTTGGTGGCACAGGTGCAACACACACCGCAAGGCGCTATGTTAATGCCGACGCGGCCGGTGATTCGCTTTCTTCACTTTGGGATGTCGACAGCAATGTTCAAACTACCGGGCTTGTCTTCAGCGCAAACATTCTTCGCGATATTGATATTACAGTTGCGGCCGCTAATATTGCCGCCGATAGTTTGGTGTCTATGGCGTGGCGAATTGAAACCGCGATTACTGGTACGATTTGGGTAGAAAATGTTTCATTAAGATATACGGCTGATTCATAGAGGTGGTTTTATGAGTACCACCGAACTTCAACAAGCGCTAAAAGATGCAAGGCCAAAGCTTAGTATGGTCGCACCTTTGACCGCCGCTATCTGTTGGGGTTATGTCGTAGTGAACATGGTGCTTGGCCTTGGCATGTATTTTCTTTATGAAAACACCGTAGCACCGATCGCCGTCGCGCGAATGTTGACTTACGACCAATGGGGCGTTCTATTCTTCGGGCTTGGCGTAGCAACAGCATTCTTTTTAATTACGAACAACTGGAAAGCAACACGCAACGCACAGCTTGTCGGCTTGCTGTTTAAGGCTGTTTGGGCGGCCGCACTGATCGCTAGATGTTTCGAAGCACCTGTAACCATTCTGATTACGGCGGTGTGGGTATTCTTTGCCTACATTCAGGCCGTTACCTACATTCACTTCTTACCAATACCAAAAGGCGTAAATAATGAATCAGCAGGAAATTGACCCACAAATTCTAGTCGCGCTGATTTCAGCCGCCGCCGGTATCATTGCCACTGTTATTACGGTGAAATATAAAGATCGTGTGGTTAAAAAACAGGATAGGCCGAAAGACCGCATGGAAACGATTTTCGATGGTTATGAAAAACTAATAATCAGCCAACAAGAAGAAATTTCGCGTAAAAGCCATGTCATTAATTCGCTAGAAAAAGTTGTCGACCGGCTTGAAGATGAATTGCACCAAACACGCCAATTACTTGAAGATGCGCGCGAAGAACTTCGCATGTCGACCGATCAAAACAATAACCTAAAAACACAGTTGGCCGGCATGAAAAAAGACTATCACGATGAACAGACTAGGCTTGATAGAGTTGACAAGCATAAATAAGTGGTATAAGGTGTTAAATGAAAGAAGGTAGACGATATGGGTTATAAACTCGAATGGCGACCATCACCGAACTATACACCGGCAAGCCAAACTAGGGCGGCATACGGCCGACCGCGAACGATTGATTTCGGCGCAGGGCATTGGTGGAACACACCCGAAGCCGGCGCAACGCATGACGGCGTTGTTAATATGTTTCTATCACCGGCGCGCCAAGCGGCCGCACATGCTGTTGTTAGCGCCGGGCGCGTTACTGAAATGGTTCGCGATGGCGATACTGCTTGGTGTACAGGCAACGCCAACCCTTATACCTTTGCTATCGAATGCGACCCGCGCATCATGTGGCGTTGGCAAGGCGGCGTTTCGGCCGATCAGCGCAATCTTGGGAACGCTATCTATGAAACCCTTTGCGAGTATATTGCTGATAAAAATTATCATAATCTTCAGTGGAAACCACACAACCAATACCCTGTACCGTACACGCAATGTAACCCGATTAATTGGGGCGATGTCATGGCCGGCGCTAAAGCTTGGTGGAATCGAAAGCACAATACGCCGCCAACACCACAGCCACCGGCAAATGCTGATATTGAATGGTCGAAACTGGCGACACCTCTTGAAATGGTCGCCAACAAGCAACCGACGAAGCTTTGGAATTTCAATCAAACAAGTTGGGGCGGCTTCGGCAACGGCGTAAAAGACTTCGCGCAAGGCGAAAGAATTATCATCTTCGGCAAAGCCTACAACAAATCACTTAATGCCACCTACCTTGTTACGCAGTACAGCTATGAAAAGCGCATCACCAACGGCTTTAATCAGGCCGACTTAGTGCCGTACAAAGCACCTGAACCACCAACACCCGAATGGATTCGCAACAAGAAAGACATTACACCAGTCAAGCTAATGGTGTTGCCGGCACAAACGCCAATCGTCAATTTGAACGATCTATCCGTCATTAAACAGCTTGGCCAAGGCACTTATGTCGACTTCGTGCAATCAACTGTCGTAAGCGGCGTTGAATACCTGATTTCAAGCTACAGCGCCACCAACGGAATGCCTAACGGTATTCGTCGTTCAGATGTTGGCTTACCGGCCGAACCGCCTGTAAACGAAAAGCCTGAATGGCTGAAAAACTGGCAAGATATTGAAGATGTCAAAATGTACGCGCGCGCCGACTGTGAATTGGTTGATCTGATTGAAGGTAAAACAATCAAAGTCATCGAACGCGGCACTGAAATTGAAATCGCTTCGGCTACTCTGTTCTTAGATAAGCGCTACATGCTAACCAAATACAGCACCGATCGCCAAGAAGCGCGCGGCATTCTAGTCGACGATCTTGATATGAAACCACCGGCCACAGAACCAACCGAACCATCGCCTGAACAGCCTACTATTGATGAAAAAGTAAATTGGCTAGTGAAAGCGGTGAAGGCTATTCTTGCTTTCTTCAAAATCAATGTATAATAAAAGCATGAACGATTTCATAACATCACTAATTCGAACTTATGTGCCGATTGGTGTTGGCGCACTGGCATCGTATTTCTTGACCGCCGGCATTGAACTAGATGCCAACGCACAGCTTGGCCTAGTAACTTTCTTGACCGCCGTACTTCAGGGCGTCTACTACCTAGTCGCAAGACTGCTAGAACAGAAATTCCCACAACTCGGTTTTCTGTTGGGTAGCGCAAAGAAACCTGAATATACGGAAACCAAGTAATGATTATCCTAGTTCTAGTCGGTATCGCAATCGCGATCTTTCGTAGTGTCGAAGCGGCCGCATGGTTCGCTATCGGCGCAATACTGGCCATCATTGTTCTTGGTAGCAATATCGGCCGGCTTGGCGTATAGTAACCGCGTGGGGTTTAGTTCAAACGACGAAAGCCGCCACAAGTGCGGCTTTTTTCGGCCGAAAGATGATAACTATATCAGGTCAAAGGCTAGAACGCGTCAGAGGGGCTTAAAATGCGCCACACGCAATTTAGCCTATTTTTATACCTTAAAGCGTAAAATAGTGTTGACAAGTAGAACAATCTTTGCTATAATACATACAGAATCGAATAAAACAAAAACGATTCTAGCCGCTTCAGTTGTGATATACGCCGCGCCGAACTTTTGTAAAAGCATCGTGCCGTAAGCCGAACAAGCAACAATTACATGAAGCGGCTTTTATCTTTCAAAAAAAGTAGAAAAAAGTGTTGACAAGCGTTTACGCTTCGTGCTAGTATTAAATTATGAAAAATGACGATATGCCAAAGACCGACGCTGAACGCAAAGCACAGCGCGAAGCATGGGAAGATAAGCACTACACTACAAAGATCGAATGCCCGGAACACCCGAACGGCAAACATCAGGCCACATTGTTTCAATGGGGTCATCGATTCGCCGGCATTTGGGAATGCCCGAAGACTGGGGTTAGTGATAGCCACGAACACAGCGATTATGAAATAGAAGAAATCGAACACATGTCGCCAAACCCCGATAGTAGCCATTACTGGACTGAACGAATTTATGTATGCGGCGGTTGTGGCGTAGCCATTGAAGACGAAGACCCCGACACTGATCGCGCCGAAGCTTTGGCCGATATGCAAATAATGGAAGCACGAGGTAAATAGCCATGACACAGCAATCAATCTTCGAAACATACAAACTGAACAAAGTCGAAGGCATTTCTAAATTGCCAATCAGACAGGCGTTTCTTGCCTTTCACCGCGCGAACCCTTGGGTTGTTATCGAACTAGAGAAAGTCGCCAACGAAATGATTAAGCATGGCCACCGCCGGCTTGGCGTACAACAGCTAATCGAAGTCTTTCGTTGGGAAACCCGGCAACAAACCATCAGCAAAGACTTCAAGATCAACAATAACTTTGCCGCGCACTATGCCCGGCTGTTGATGGATAGAAATCCGCATTGGGGTCAAATATTCGAACTTCGAAAGATTAGGAGTAACTAAAATGGGTTGGCTTGATTATTATCGATTACTTGAACGCCACAACGGCAACCTGAATAACATCACTAAAGGCGAATTCGATGCGGCCGCCAAGGCAAACCCGAACGACCCTGATTCAGCAATGAAGTTGGCGAAAGAAAAGTACCAAGAAGAAGGCAAAAAAATCATACCGCTATCCGATGATTGGAAAGCCGATCAAGAAGTAGTTTATAAGCTTATAGTTACTGTTAATGACGAAGAAGTATTTGAAAGCGAATATGCTTCGGCCGATGATCTGTACGAAGAAGCACGCAAGCCTGAAGGCGCGGTGGCCGGCAAGCTTCAAAGCGAATTTGATTACGAACATAAACAAGGCATGTGGGAAGAAGACGACGACGATGAAGGCACTAATGACTAACTATATTTTGCCACTGACATTCATATTAGTGGCCGCAACCGTACTAAGTGCAATCGGCTTTTTACTGTTCGTTTTCATTATTTTAATGGTGTTCAAGGTGTGGATGGCCTTTGGCGCGACCGGGCTTTTAGTAGCAATAGGCGTTTGCACTTGTATACTACTGGCAATTAGTGTTAATATATTCATCAAGATATTTAAGAAAAGAGGTTAATATGGCTGAAGCTAAAACACAGTGGTATCGACCACGCGAGATCGCAAGACTTAAACTGATTACTAATTCTGTCAACAGCGAAAGCGAAAATTCTAATCGACATTTCATTTTGAAGCTAATCAAAAGCGGCAAGTTGAAGGCGAAGAACTACGGTTCAAACCCCGACCATCCGTATTACTTGGTTAGTGCCGATGAAATCGATCGATACCACCGCGAAGAACAATAATTAGAAAGGGGCGCTTTATGGCCGACAAAGTAACACGCAAAGAAGTAATCAAAGACATGTTGCCGGTCGATCTGACCGACGAAGAACGCCTTTCACGCGCCGATGACTTGGCAAACGCTGTTCAGGCCGTCGAAGATGCCAAACGCCTTAAGAAGATCGTTACACGCGACGCAACGGCCAAAGTAGAATCGGCCGAAGCAAAGCGCGCCGATCTAGCTGATGTCGTGGCATCCGGGCGCGAATACCGCGAAGTTATTGTGCATCGCATTTTTGATTATGAAGCCGGCAAGGTTCGCGAAGTACGCACCGACACCGAACAAGTTATTGCTGAACGCGGCATGACCGACGAAGAAAGGCAAGCAACCCTTTTAGACGACGAAAGCGATAAATAAAATGGCCGGTAAGACTACTAAAATCGAAGTTGAAGATTTTGGTGCATCACTGGCTGAAGAAATTACCGCTATCGAAAAGGTTGTTTCTAATACCAAGTTGAACGACAAAGCTTTGGTTTTATTACTTTCGAATGAAGCCGGCGTGCGGCGCGACGATGTGCGCGCTGTTCTTGAAGTTATGCGATCTATGAAGCGAAGATTTTTGAAATGAATAAATACACCTATCGCACCCGGCCGGCCGTACCGAAGGGCATAATAGTTTGCCTAGATTTCGGCGGCGAAGAATTTGAATCGTTTCAGACACGCACCCTTCGCGGCGCGCATTTGAAAGCAAACATAAAACTAAGGTGGTACATTCTTACTGACTATTTTCGCTATATTTGGTAGCAACCACCAAAGAATTGAGGGTAGTTCTTTGGAAAACGATTCATTCGGTTCGTTCGAAACCGCCTGTCAGGGCAAAATAAAGTTCGACAGTTGGCGCGAAGCACAAGACTACGGCAAGAAGCTTAAGAAGCGCCGGGGCTTTCATTTGAAGGCTTATTCATGTATGTGGTGCGCGCACTTTCATATAGGCCACGACCGCCGTAAAATGCTTCGTCGAAAGAATCGCGGCAAGATTAAAGTAGAAAAAAGTGTTGACAAGCGTAAGCAAGTTTGATATACTTCAATTATCATTAAATAACACAGAAAGGTTATGACGATATGACCAAACCGCAAGACAAAAAAGAAAAGAAGTCAGTGCCGGGCATGGTGAAAACCATAGTCGCATTAGCCGAAGTGGTAGCGCGCTTTCTAGCCGCTTACCTAATCCTGAACAACTTCAGCCATGTTGTTGCAACAGGTGTCGGCATGTACATGGTAGTATCAGGCGCGATCATCTTCGTGTCGGTATTTCACAAAGCATTCAAAAATTAGGCATAGAATTTAGTTCGATAGTTGGCCGTTCGCCGCGCTATAATATAGCAAGGCAAGCGGCCTTCTTTATTTAAGCGAGGGTAGTTAATGGGGAATATACGGCGCATTTTTGTGTCGGCCGGCGAACATCTTGATATGACGGCCGCACTAATACGATTGATCGCACACCGACAAAGAGTTTGTCGCGCACTTATAATTCAAAGCAAGCCGGCAATGGTTCGCGGTTGCGGCGCGCCGGCTATAGGCGCAAGTATATTTCGGGATGATGACGGCCGGGTTGCCACGATACCTATGTGTGCCGGCCATATAAATTCAGATGAAATCAATCTTATAGCGAAAAAAAGTGTTGACAAGCGGAAAAGCATTTGATAAGCTAGGGGTACATTAAAAGAAAGGCTAGACGATATGGCATCAGACACTTCAAACGCAACCGAAACCCGGAAGCGAAACGCTGAACTTAAAAAGAAATTCGGCGAATTCATTAAAGAAGGGCAAGACCCCGAAAAGCTTTACGGCCAATGGTCGAAGGCTATCTTTGGCGATGCGAAACAGATCGACGACGCATTGCTTCACTTTGCATTATCACAGGCCAAGGCGGCCGGCATCGACCCGACCGTACCGCGCCAAATCTATGTGAAAGATGGCAAAGTCATTATCGCAATCGAAGGCTTAGTAACCATTGCCGAAAACACCGGCAACTACGGCGGCACGACCCGGCCTGAATTCGAAATGTCGGCCGACGGCAACACGATCATTAATTGTGCGATCGGCGTTCAAAAAGTCGTGAAGGGCAATGTTATCACTTCATGGCAAGAAGTCGACTACAGCGAATACGCCACTGAAGATGATTTTTGGAAAAACAAGCCAAAGACCATGATTAAAAAGGTGGCATTGGCACATGCGCTTCGCGCCGCGTTCAGCGCGTGCGCCGGCATGTACATCGCTGAAGAAGTCGCACAAGGCGGCGGCATGAGTGCGCCGGCCGCAACCCCGAATGTTCTTGACGAAATCGCCAAGGCAAAAACCCGAAAAGATTTGCAAACCATAATCAAAGGCTTAAGTGTCGCCGAACAAAAGCGCGTTGCACCTGTAATAGCTGAACGAATGAAGGAGTTGAAATAATGGCTGAAGAAAAACAACGCACCGAAAAATGGTTCAAAGATCGCCTAGGCAAAGCAACTTCAAGCTGTTTCGCCGATGTGATGGCGGTACTGAAAAGCGGTGGCGAAGCGGCAACCCGGCGCAATTACCGCGCGCAATTAGTCGTTGAACGCCTTACTGGCGTAGTACAAGAAATGTATCAAAACGGCGCTATGCAATGGGGTACAGATACCGAACCGCTTGCCGCCGTTGCTTATAGCATGGCCACCGGCCAAGATGTCGAAGAAACAGAGTTCGTCGCACACAAAACACTTCAAGCCGGCGCATCGCCTGATCGCTTGGTGGGTAAAGATGGGTTGGTCGAAATCAAATGCCCTAACACAGCGACGCATATAGACACGCTGAAGGCCGGCAAAGCGCCAAGTCAGTACATTACCCAAATGCAAGGCCAAATGTGGATTACAGGCCGCCTATGGTGCGATTTCGTAAGCTTTGACCCACGAATGCCCGAAGGGTCGCAACTATTCATTAGCCGCGTCATGCGCGACGATGAATTCATTAAGAAGCTTGAAGCCGGCGTGATTCAGTTCTTGAAAGAAGTCGACGAAGAAGTAAAATTCGTGAAGGCTTACAAGCTGAAGGTATGAACGACGGCCACGAACATAATTGGCAACACGATAAGGGGCTGATGTTCGTTTGTGAATGCAACACTATAACCACGCTTGCCGATCTGCTACAGAAAGCACAGCGCAAAGGTTATGTCGAAGGCGTGAAGAAAACTTACCGGCACTTGCTTGATAATCGGATGCTGAACAATACCGGGAAAACCGAAGCGCGCAAACTATTTCAAGTTATCGCCACCCCTGAAAATGAAAGATTACTGTAAAAAAGTGTTGACAAGCGGAAAAGCATTTGATACACTGAAAGCATGATAAAGAAAGGCATAGATATGAACCAAGTTGGCCAAACAATAAACAAGCTAATTGCACTACCCGGCGAAATGATCGCAGAATACAAGCGCCGCCGCGAGTTAGAAGCACAGCTTGAAACCCTAACCGACCATCACTTTTTAGATGTTGTCGATCTAGTACACGATTTAGAAAATAGCCACCCTGACGGCAAGCCGCTATTCGTTACGGCCGCCGGCATCAACTACTTACGAAAGAAACGGCAATGGGACTGAACAACGACAAAGGCCGCGATTACGAATTGCATGTCGCCAAGATCGTGCGCCGTAAAGTCGGCAAAGGCACGAAGCGAAATGCCGGTAGTCATGCGAATTGGCATCGCCGAAGCGATATTTATACCGAATTGCCGATTCACCTAGAAGCCAAGCACCACGAAAATGTTCGCATTAAAGAGTGGATGGAACAGGCCGAAGCGGCAAAGTCATTCAACCAAACGGCCGTCGTGGCCTTCAGGATTGAAGAAGAAGATTACGCTTGCCTGAAGCTTACCGACTTGCTTGATCTATTCGTGGAAATTGCCGATCAGCATTTAGAAATTGAAGACTTACGCGCGCCAATACCGATGAACCCGGCGGCAACCCCTGAACCTAGTGTGCTAAACAATGTTGAACAACCGCACAAGTCGGCCAAGGTCGAAGCCGAAGAACTTGCGCGCCAAGCCACAGAACGAAAAGCATCGAACGAAGAATTAAAAATGTGCCGAAATGGCCACATCGTTTCGTATGGGAATAAGTGCATGTGGAAGGGTTGTCAGTACAGTTCGACCGCTAAAAAGGTGAAAGCCAAGAAAGAGGGTAAATAATGGAAACACAGAAAATCGGTTGCGACTTCGTGCGATCAGTCGTATGGGATTTGTGCAACAATACCGACGCTATCAGTGTCGACAGTTCAATCGATGAAAAAGGTGTGTTGCTTACGCTGTATGTCGACAAAGAAGACATCGGCCGCGTAGTCGGCAAGAAAGGCGACACCGCTAACGCTATTCGCACATTACTTCGATGTTTAGGTTCGAAGAACAATGCACGCTTTAGCTTAAAGATATTCGCGAGGTAAATGCTATGGCCGAAGACAAATCAATCGCCAAAATCAAGGCTGAAATTCAAGGCATGACCGCCGAAGTTGAAGCTGAAATAGATGTTACGAACGAAGTCAAATACACCGACGAAGAAATCGAACGCCTACTTCGGAAATTGCCGGTTGCGATGTTTCAGGCCACGCAAACCATTGTGCTTCGGCTTATGGATTACAAAGAAGCCAAGCGTTACTTGAAAAAGACGCTTGCCATCGAAATGATGAAGGCAAATCAAAATAAGAAATTGACCGCCGCACCCGACCGCAAGGCTTGGGCTGAAAATAGCAAGGCCGTCGAGAAAGCCGAAATCGCCGTAATCAACGCCGAAGCACAACACAAGATCGCTGAATTCAGATTCGAAATGCTAGACAACCTATACATGGCCGTCAAGAAGATGGTTATTATGCGAACCGACCAAAACCAAGCTGAAAATGGCTATTCGCGCGCTAGGTACAACAACGCGCCGCCAAGAAGGCACACGCATGATAATCAGTAACCACGACCAATCTAGGCCGGTCGGCAAAGTGGTGTTCGACAAGGGCAAGGTGATATTTGAAATCATGCCCGGCGCAAAAGTAAAAAAAGAATACATTCAAAATCTGTGGCCAACCTACCGAATTATTGAAGAAAAAGACGGTTTGGTTATAAAAGCTGAATTGATCGGCTTTCGGTTCAACGGCCACATTGAAGTAGAAGGGAACGACCAAAATAACAATGCTTAAATGGTGGGATGTAAAGCCGCCGATGTCGCCGGCGGCCTATCAGATTACAAGATGGCTAGAACAAGTTTCAAACGGCGGCATAGTTGGCAAAAAGGCTGTGCTTGTGTGCTATAATCGTTTACATCCCGAACGGTCATTTTTGATCGTAGAGGACATCGAAACATGAATATTGACTATCGAAAATTGTTCGTCGGGCTGATTGCCGCACTGTTGCTAACCGTACCAGTCGCCGCCGCCTTAAAGAACAAAGACAACCAACTTAAGATCGAGAAATCGAACACGAATCAGCTTCAAATAGATATTAAGAAGCGTGATTCTGATTTGCATTTGAAGCAACAGGAACTTCAGAAAAAGAACGATGAAGCCGAAAAGCTGAAACAGCAAAACGAACAGCTTCAGAAGGATTTGCAAGCGAAAATTGAACGCAAAGCTGAAGAAGCAAGACTAGCGGCCGCACAACGAAATGCGGCCGTTGGTATAAGTGGCAACTGTGAAAGCTATCGGCCATTAGTTCAAAAATACTTCGGTGAAGCAACCACCGCCGCTATGATAACCATGTCGAAAGAATCAGGTTGCGACCCGAACGCCGTTTCGCCAACGAACGATCATGGCTTATTTCAGTTAAACCAAATGGCCATTTATGACCCCGAAGCAAATATCAAAGCCGCCTATGCCAAGTTCGTTTCACCAAGGCGCGGCACAAAACCTAATTGGTCGGCGTGGTACGCAGTATGTACGCCTGATCTAGTGCCGAAATATGCCGGTATATGGTGCGCGTAAGCGTTTTGGCTGTATAATCAAATTGCCGGCCGGCCTTTGCTTCGCAAATGGTCATATCGTCAACGGCCGGCACAAGAGAAGGTGAAGTAATTCGCCTTTTTTTGTTGCATTGGCGCTTATGCTAGTGTAAAATAGCGTTAATATCATGACGATATGGCAAAAGCGAAAGCGAGGGTAAAAATGCCAACTAAGAAACAAGTAAAGCCGACGACATCTAAAAAAACGCATGAAGCTATTCAATTCTTCAAAGGGAATCGAAAAGCTACTGATTTACTAGAAGCCGGCGACGGCCGCAAGAAGCTGAAGATCAGCGCTTCGGCCGGTAAGGTTGAAAAGAAACTAATCAACTTCACCATAAACCACGAAATGATTATTCTGATTATTTGCGTGGCTTTAATATCAATCTTGGTAATATGGTTTATAAAGCAATGAAGCGAAACCTTTTGATCGCGTTAGGGTTGGCTTTGGCATTCGTGCTAGGCGCGGTAACAATGTACTTCGTGCTTTGGTACGGTGTTTGGACAAGCTTAATAGAAATGATGGAAAGGATAACCGTTCAATGAAAATAGTTCTAATCGGCAACTTCGAAGTGCCATATACGACAGAAAATGATTGGGCTTACTCTTACGAAGCGCTAGGCCACGAAGTTGTGAAAATGCAAGAACAGCGTTGTCGAACAGAAGCGATTTATAAAGCGGCCAAAGATGCCGACTTAGTGCATTATGTTCATACGCATGGTTGGGAAACACCCGGCCTTTATTCTATCGACGAACTATTTCGCCGGCTGAAGGCGCGCAATGTGCCAACGGTCAGCGTACATCTTGATTATTGGCGTGGGCTTGAACGGCAAAAAGATGTCGGTACACACGCTTTTTGGCAAACTGATTTCGTATTTACGGCCGACGGCGGTTCAAACGAATGGTATCGCGAACAGGGTATCAATCACTTTTACCTGAAAGCCGGTGTCGTCGAACGCGATTGCTATTTAGGCGACTGGAAAGAAAGTTTTGCTTACGATGTGATTTTTGTCGGTTCTTACGGTTATCATCCTGAATGGCCATATAGGCCGCAACTGATCGATTGGCTTGCTAACACCTATGGCGAACGATTTCACCGCTTTGCCGGCGACAGCGCGCCACATGGCACAGTACGCGGCAAAGCACTGAACGATGTGTACGCAAGCGCCAAAGTGGCCGTAGGCGACACGCTATGCCTTGGCTTCAAACATCCGCACTATTTCAGCGATCGATTGTTCGAAACCACCGGGCGCGGCGGCTTTTGCATATTCCCTTACATCAAAGGCATAGAAGATTGCTTTGAAATCGGCAAAGAAATTGTTACCTATCCGTTCGGCGATTTCGACGAATTAAAACGCCTGATCGATTACTACACCGTACACGACGAAGAACGCGAAGCCATTCGCAAAGCCGGCTACGAAAGAACCAAGCGCGACCACACCTATACGAACCGGGTTCAAGAAATGCTTGCGATTTTGAAAGAAGAAGGTGCTATCAATGGCTGAAATGGTTGAAGCCGTACTGAACGGTGAATTCAAGATTATATTGCCGAAGCACCGCGCCGACCGGCCTGAATGGTATACCGAAGAAGGTTGGGAAAAGAAACGGCTGAAGAAGCTACACGATGTTATCAAACAACAGCTTGAAGACGGCCGCACGCCAAAGGTTTATTATGTCGGCGCTGAAGAAGGTGAAATGCCGGCGCTTTGCCGCATGTGGGGCGCGAACGGTTTGCTAGTTGAACCAAACGAAAGAGTGTTGCCGAATATTAAAGCAATTTGGGAAGCAAACGATTTATTGCCTTGGGAAATTCTTGTCGGTTTTATGGGTAACGAAGCAACGGCAAAGCCGGATTGGTCAAAAGCCTGTAAGCGAATGGAAAACATAACCGGCGAGGTTATAGGCGATCATGGCTTCAAAGAATTGCACGATGCCGGCGACATCCCGGTTTACAAGATCGACGACTTAAACAGTGCCGGGTTCGTTTCGCCGACCATCATTACGATGGATGTCGAAGGTAGCGAATTCGAAGTTTTGAAGGGCGCTGAACACTGTATCGACACCTTTAAGCCTGATATTTTATTAAGCTTGCACCCCGAATTTCTGTTCAATTATTGGGGTATCTATGCGGCCGAAGTGCGCCGTTGGATTAAAGAAAAAGGCTACACCGAAGAATTGCTTGATTACCAACACGAAGTACATCTGTACTATAAGGCGGTGAAATGAATATTTGTGAAGCCGGCCACAAGAAGCACAATCGCCTGACTGTACCGACAGACATCGGCGACATGGTTATTTATGACAGCAAAAAATATATGGGCTTCAAGGGTTACTGTACCGGCCAAGACGATATTTCGAAGACGATTGAAATGTACGGCCGTTGGGAAGTCGAAGAAACCGCAGTTGTTCGCGAAGTGCTAGAAGCCGGCGACCGACACAATCTATTCGTCGACATTGGTTCGCATATTGGTTGGTTTAGCCGGTTGGCGCAAGAATACGGTTACGCGGCTATTGCTTACGAAGCCGACAAAGAAAACATCGAATTATTTAGCATAAACACCGAAGGCAAAGCCGAAGTGCATCACATTTGGTTTGATGAAAACACCCCGGCATTTGAACCTATCGATCGAAAGATCGAATTGCTGAAGATCGATATTGAAGGCGCTGAACGCCACGCCATCGCGGCGTTGAAGAATTGGTTGCCACAAGTGCAAAACATTCTGATAGAAGTGTCGCCGACTTTCAATGACAGCTACCCTTATCTGATTAAAATGCTTCAAGAAAGCGGCTTCAAAGCTTATTACATGAGTGGTATGCCGTTCGACGACGACTATTCTTATTCACAAACTAATCTGTTACTTAGAAGGGTTGAATCATGATAAATATCGTTTGGCAAAGCTATCACAAAGAAACACCAATGCGCGGCTATTGGGATCAGGGCGTTTTGAACGCTATCTTCGACCGCAATTTATGGTCGCCTATTGCCGGCCACGAATTTGTACATCGCGAAGGTTTTGAAGAATTACCTGAAGATGCCGACGGCGCGATTGTGGTTATACCGGCACGCTACCATGCCGGCGATGTCGAAAAGGTCAACGCTGATATTGCCCGGCTGAAATGGTGTTTGGTTATGCTTATTGGCGACGAAGAAGCCGCATTCCCTTCAGAAAAGCTAGAACACCCGAATATGATGATTTATGTCATGACCCCACACATGGGTAAGCACCCGAACGCTGACCGATTTATCGTGAATGGTTGGCCGCCAAGCACGCGCGAATTATTGTCTATGTACACATCAGAAGCCAAACAACGGCCGCTTCGTTGGTTCTTCGCCGGTCAAAATACCCACAAGCGAAGAAAACAGTGTGTCGCACAATTAAAGAACATGGATGGCGGCAAGCTTATTGAAACGCCGGGCTTCACGCAAGGCGTACCGCACGCTGAATATTTTCAGTTGATGGCATCGGCGCGCGTTGTGCCATGCCCTAGCGGCGCGGTCATTCCCGATAGCTTCAGACTGTACGAAGCGCTAGAAGCCGGCTGTGTGCCGATTGCCGACGGCCTTTCACCAACAGGCGATTCAAAAGACTATTTCAAATATTTGTTTGACTTGCCTGAATTGCCATTCCCGGTACTCGAAGATTGGCACGATCTAGCCGGCACAGTCGATTACTTCAACGATATTTACCCGAAAGGCAACAACCGCGCCTTCGCGTGGTGGCAAGGCTTTAAGCGCCAAATGGTTTACAACCTAGAAGACGATTTGCACCGGCTACGCGGCACACAGGCCGATCTAGCGACGGCCGACGATAAGATTACGGTACTTATACCGACTTCACCGATACCAAGCCACCCCGACACGCATATTATCGATGAAACGATTGCCACAGTGCGCGAACGATTACCAAAGGCCGAAATAATGTTGATGATCGATGGCGTGCGTGAAGCACAGATGGAACGATACCCGGATTACGCCGAATACATTCAAAACCTTCTTTGGAAAGCTAATTTTGAATGGCACAATGTCGTGCCGGTGTTGTTTGAAACACACCACCACCAAGCGGCTATGACGCGCGAAACGCTGAAGCTAGTTCGAACACCGACCATTTTGTTTGTCGAACACGACACGCCTATTTGCAATGAAATACCATTCGACAATCTGATCGAAGCCGTAACTTCAGGCGAAGCCAATGTGATTCGTTTGCATCATGAAGCGCTGATCTTAGAAGAACACCACTACATGATGCTAGATTTGACACCTTCAACTGTTGCCGGTGTGCCGCTAGTGCCAACCGCACAGTGGTCGCAACGGCCGCATATTGCTTCGGCCGACTTTTACCGCGACATGCTGAACGAATACTTTACCCACGACGCGCGTACAATGATTGAAGACCGCATTCATGGCGTAGTTGCTGAAGCGTACAAGCGTCGATATAAAGCCGGTTGGAATCGCTATAAGCTTTGGATTTATGCGCCTGAAGGCGATATGAAACGGAGTTACCACACCGACGGCCGGGAAACCGACCCGAAGTACGACATGATTTTTTAGTGAAAGTGTTGACAAGTGGAAACAAGTAAAATAAGCTAATTACAGAAAGGTTGACGATATGAACCGCGAACAACGCCGCAAGGTTGAACGAAAGTTCGACATCGAAAAATACATCAAAGAAAGCAATGCCATTGAAGGCATTTTCGACGAAGCCGAAATCAAGCAATCACTTGTTGCTTGGGAATACCTGAACGAACAAACTGATCTGTCGCATGGCGACATTATGAAAGTTCAGAAAATTATTACGCTGAATCAAAAAGAACTAAAGCCTAATCAGCGTGGTTACTATCGCGGCATGGCCGGCAACGATGTTGAAGTTAGTGTCGGTGGCCGGCACGCGCCAAGCTATGTGATGGTTGAAGATTTGATGCGTGGTTGGCTTGAAGACATGAATCAGATGTCGCCACTGATCGCGCACATTCGTTTCGAAAGCATTCATCCGTTTGTTGATGGCAACGGCCGAACCGGCCGAATGATCTATTGGTATCACTGTTTGAAAGTCGGCAAAGTGCCGTTCTTGTACGAAGGTAGCAAGCGCGACATCTATTACAAGCTGTTCGAACAAGAAAGAGTTATCAAATTATCAAATGCTAAATGGGGCATTGGTTGGGATGGCCAACGCAACATAATCGAAGGCGAAGAAGCGTAATGCGCGTCGGTTTGCTTGCATATTCAACTGATACCGGGCTTGGTCATCAGACACTAGAATTTTACCGCCACATGAAGCCGCACAAGACGCTTGTATGCGATCTAAGGCGCTTTAATGGCATGGATACCCACCATGAACGATACCCTGATGCACAGGTCGTTCGCGGCATTCCTGATTGTAATGCGATGGATTGGCTAACAGATGATGTCGACGCTGTATTCGTGGCCGAAACACCACTGAACTTTTGCTTATTTGAAAAGGCCAAACAAAAAGGCGTTGTCGCTATTCAGCAATATAACTTCGAATTTCTTGATTTCTTTCGACATCCTGATTGGGAAGCGCCGGGCATTTTGGCCGCGCCTACCCTTTGGAATATCGACAAGGTTCGCGAACTAAACAAAGCGCCGGTTGTCGAATGGCCTGTGCCAGTCAACCGCGAACTGATACCTTTTCGCAAAATAGAGCAATGCCGCACTTTCGTTCATGTAGTCGGTCGACCGGCCGTTCATGATCGCAACGGCACAATCGCTTTTCTTCAGGCGGCTAGAAAGATTGGCGGCCGCTTCAATTACAAGGTGTTCGTGCAAAACCCGATCGACGCAAGAGCAATCGAATATTTTGAACCTGTACGACGCGAATTAGAGCGCGCACAAGGCGATTTAGGCATTGAAGTGATATACGACACCAAAGACTACAAAGACATCTATTCTAGCGGCGATGTGCTTGTCATGCCGCGCAAATACGGCGGCCTTTGCTTGCCGATGCAAGAAGCGCTATCGGCCGGGATGCCGGTTGTCATGACTGACATTTCACCAAACAACGATCGACTACCGAAGGAATGGCTTGTCAAAGCTGATTACAGGGGTCAGTTCTTCGCGCATGTCGACATCGATTATTACGAAGCTGATGTTAATTACCTGACTTTTGCCATGCTTCAGTTTGGCGAAAGTGAATTCATGAAGAAGGCAAACATAATGGCGAATGAAATCGCGGAAGGGTTATCATGGGAAAAACTGAAAGTAGTATACGAAAACCTGATCGAACAAGTGTGCCAACGGTAAGAAACCTAACCATTTTTATACCTTTGTCGCGGCCTTGGCGCATCGATCGGATGGTCGAACAATTAGGCAAGCTGAACACCGACGGCTTTCAAACCACGCTGTTATTCGTGGTCGACAACGCTGAAATCAAAGAAGGCCATATCACCGAAGCTTTTGATAAATACGAATTGCCGCGCTACAAAACCATCTTTCACTTTACGAACAATCCACCGGCAAGCGAACACAATGCCAATGCCCGGCGCGACCGTATCAAAAATGTTTGGCTGATCGCGGCTGAAAAAGTGTCAAACGATGCCGATTTCGTTATGACCGTTGAAGACGACACAGATTTCGATGCAAACGCGCTTCAGGCGCTTATGAGCAATTACGACAATCTGACAGCCGCCGGCAAGCAAGTTGGCCTAGTATCGGGCGTTCAGGTCGGCCGATGGGGCTTAAAGATGATTGGTGCTTGGCGCGCCGACAATGTTGAAGACCCGAAGGTTTGGGAAACTATACCGTTTACCCGAACTGAAATTCTTGAAGCGGTCGACGCGGCCGGCTTTTATTGTTTCGTAACACCGGCACACCTATTCAAATCAGCGAAATACGAATGGGGTTGGTTCGGTTGCGATGTTATGTACGGCCTAGAATGCCGGCAAAAAGGCTTTGAAAACTTTATCGACTGGACTGTAGAAACAGGCCATGTCATGCAACACAAGACACTTCGACCCGATGAATCGTGCATAGTGGCGCGCTATGAACGCGACGGTGAAAAGTGGAAACTAACAGCGCCAAAGAAAGGTGATTTGTCATGAGTGAATGGACAAACGACAAGCAACTAAATTTAAGAAGCCGCATCGCATTGAAGCTATTATTGCTTGCGATCAAAGTAGTCGAACCATATCAGTTCGGCCACCAATTCGAAGAAGACTACAAAAAGCTGAATGATCTAATCGACGGCAAACCTGAAGAACCGAAAGCTGCCAAGAAGTGAAAACCGTTCGGGCATTCCCACCAAACTACGCCGATATTTGCAAAGCGATACCAAGTGTTCGCGGTATGCGTGGCGTAGTTTTTACCTATGGCGACGCGTGCTATGTTCAGCCAACCGGCAACCCGACACTTTCACTTGATCTTGAAGCACACGAAGAAACGCATGTACAGCAACAGGCCGAAATTGGCGCTGATGTTTGGTGGCAACGCTATTTATCAGACAAAAAGTTTCGGCTAGAACAAGAACTTGAAGCCTACAAGGTGCAGTATGTCGTGCTTCAGCAATTCCCACGCGCAGTACGACGAAAGCGACTAGCGGCTATCAGCAAAGATTTAGGCGGCAAAATGTACGGTGGCATCATAACTTCAGAACAGGCGAAGCGATTAATTACGGAAGGCGGCGAATGAAAAAGGTTGTTATTGCTTTTGATGTCGACGGCACGCTAATTCGCAATGTCGACCCTGAAAACCGGGTACATGGCACGCCGCATAACGATGATGTGCCAATCGTTCATCAGATCAACACACTAATGGTTTTAAGCACCTACAAGAACATTCGAATCGTTGTTTGGAGTGGTGGCGGTAAACAGTACGCCGAAACATGGGGTCGTCGACTTGGCCTAGATAAATATGTTTGGCGCTATGCTTCGAAGCTTGAACGCGATGATATTCGTGCTAGGTGCGACTTTCTGATCGCCATTGATGATATTCAAGCGTGCGAACTAGGCGATGCTAATTTAATCGTAAGGGAAAAGTAATCATGAATGATCGAAGCGCTGAACTGCTATACATACTTCAGGCCGCATTTGGCCAAGTAAATGTTGAATCAGTTCTAATTACAAGTGAATGGGGTACTGACAGCTATTATTTCAAAGTAGGCGTGCGAATCGAAGGCTATCATGCTGAAGCAACGCATTACGACTTTGGTTTGGCCGTCAATGAATTGTTTAAGAACATTCGTAAATCAGGAAAAATAAACGACATCTTTGTGCCGTAGGGTACAGATAACAAGTGGCAAAAGGTGTTAAACTATAACCATGAGCATTCAAACAGATTCAAATTTTAAGCCAATTAAGGAACGCGAATATCGCATGTTTCTTATTTGGAAATCGTTACCGCTTGAGTTTACGCAAGCCGGTCGTTCACATCTGTTAGAAATGGGAATTGATGACGAAGAATTGCTTGATCTTTCTGACATCAAAACGCAAAAAGATTTCGCAACCAAATTTGAATTAGACGAAGCGACGCTTTCTTTGTGGAATCGTCATAAGCCGCCGGTCGAATATTCTGATATTGATTGGCGTGTTTGGGCGCGGCCGCTAACCCGGCGCGTCGTTGGCTTTTTATTCGAAGGCATCAAAAAAGATATGGATGCCAACCGCATTAAATTGTGGATGCAAATGGTCGATGGCTTTGTTGAAGAAAGCAAAGTAACAGAGAATGTTAGCAAAGAAACACTATCAGATGTGCGCGAACTGATTGGCGCAGTAAACAAGGCACACAATGAACGAAGTAAAAAATCAAGTAGCGACGGCACTTCAGAATCTTGATATAGATTTATATTCAAGTGATGAAGCCGCACAAGAAGGCGAAAGGCAAATTGCTAGAAGTCTTTGTGCGGCATTCTTCAAAGATGACGATAACAAGCCATTTCAGCTAACCGACGGCCAGTGCGATATATTCAACGCCATTCTGTTTAAGCGCCATCAGCGTGTTCAGGTGCTTACCTACACGCAGTACGGTAAATCTGAAACTGTGGCAATGGCTATCGATCTTAGAAGCATTGCATTCGAAGAAGACTTTACTATCGTCGCCGGCCAACAAGACAAAGCCGACATCATTATGGGTAAAGCGGTGGCGCACCTGTTCGACCATCCGGCGCTTACGATTCAGATCGACCCTTTGGGCGTGCCGAAGCTAGAACGGCTGAAGCATGAGAAATCACAGACACGCGTAACCTTCAAAGATGGTGGTAGTATCAGGGCGCTAACCGCATCGGCAAATAACCGTAGGAAGGTCAAAGAAGCCGTTACCGGCCAAGGCGCGCGAAATATCGTGCAAGATGAAGCTTCACTTATTCCCGACGACTTACAGGCCATGATTATGCGTATGCTTGGTGGCTTCAAAGATTCGTTCTTGCTGAAGATCGGCAACCCTTTCTATCGCAATCACTTTATGAAAACTTGGCAAAGTGATCGTTATCACAAGATATTCATTGACTATAAGCAGGGCATAGCCGAAGGTCGACTTACCGAAGAATTTATTGAAGAAATGCGGCCAATGCCGTTTTTCGATGTGCTTTACGAATGCAAATTCCCTAATAACGATGAAATACTAACCGGCGGCTACAGGCGACTTATACCCGACACCATGCTAGAAGAAGCGTTTATCACTGAAGAAGAATTTCAAGCAATGTGTACGGTTGAAGTGAAAGACGAAGAAGGCAACATTACCAAAGTGCCTGAAGGCGACCCACGCACCGGGTCAGACTTTGCCGGCCGGGGTAGCGACAAGAACGCACATGTTATTCGTTGGCCGAAGGTGATGAAGCTTTACGACACTAATAACCAAGGCGACACCATGACGCAAGTGCCAATTATCGAAAACATGCTTGATACCTACCATGTCGAAGACAAAGAACACGCGCAAGATCATGGCGGCCTAGGCCAAGGTGTAGGTGATAGATTGCACGAACGCGAACGGTTTGTGAACTTGATTATGTTTGGCCAAGCCGCACCCGACCCGAAGCAATTCAAAAATATGCGCGCCTACATGTATTACGAACTTCGAAAGTGGCTTGTACAGGGCGGCAAAATAGTGCGTCATGATGGGTTTTATGAACTGCTAGTGGTAAACTACAAAGAGGATTCAGAACGCAAGTTTCAGATACAGCCGAAAGAGGAACTTAAAAAAATTATGAAAGAATTAGGCTTGGAAGTTTCTTCACCTGATGTTGGCGACGCGGCCGCATTGACATTCGCCGATAACAATAGCTTAGTTGACGAAGATGATTTCGAATTTATTTGATAGAATAAACACAAGGAATATGATTACATGGGAAAAATAAGAAACACGATCGGCACAACAATATCAAGATTGTTTCTTGGTGATGGCGGTCAATCGTTTCTTTCATGGGGCGCTTTCGGCGGCCTAGGCAAGAAAAGCAAATACGAATTACTAAAAGAGTACCGCAACATTGTTTCGAACTGTATTGAAGCCATTGCCGAAGATGTGGCGCAATACGAACCTGTTTTCTTCAAAAAAGACGGCCGCACCGCGAAAAAGAATATATTAGCGTCGCATGAGTTCATGAAGGTGCTTGAATCGCCAAACCCTGACACCACACAGTACGAACTATTTGAAGCCACGCAATCATTCATCGAACTTACAGGTGAAGCTTTTTGGTATGTAACCGTTGGCGAACGCAACCGCAAGCCAATGGCGCTAGACTTGATTCGGCCTGATCGCGTAAAAGTAGCCATCGATAAAGTTGATGGTAGCGTGGCCGGCTATACGGTGCGCCGCGACGATGGCATTGAAATACCGCTTGAAACCGATGAAGTTATTCACTTCAAGACATTCAACCCGGTCAACCCTTATCGTGGCATCGGCACAGTCGAAAAGGGTTTGCTGTATGTAGAAACCGAACACAACACTTCACTATTTCAGCGAAACTTCTTACGCAACCAAGCCACGCCGTCGGGCGTTTTGTCATTGAAAGGCAATATTAAGAAAGAAGCTTTTGATAAGGTAAAAGCCAAATGGGCTGAACAGCAAAGCGGCCTTGCCAATGTCGGTAAGACGCTATTCATTCGTGAAGTCGATGCCAAGTTTGAAAAGGTTGGTTTGGCATTGAACGATCTGAACATGGAACAGTTGACCAAGCTATCTGAAGATAAGGTTTACCGCATGTTCAAAGTACCGAAAGCAATCGTCGGCGAAACTGATTCATCCGGCCTTGGCCGCGCCAACATTGACACGATCGAATACATCTTTGCCAAGCGAACTATCGACCCTAAAATGATTCGCATCGATGACACATTGCGTTTGGCCGTTCGCAAATACTACAAAGACGAAGCGCTTTACATCGAACATATTAGCCAAGTACCCGAAGACAAAGAAGCCAAGCTTGCTGAAAACGACAAGGGCGTTAATCGATGGATTACTGTTAATGAAGTGCGCCGCGAAAAGGGGCTTGACCCTGTAGACGGCGGCGATAAGTTGTATGTTGAATTCAATAAAGTACCTGTTGATGAAATGGGTAGCGGCGAAACTGGTTCTTCAGATAAGTCGTTCGGCAAAATCATTCGCCGAAAAGTCGTCGTATCAAAGGATGCGGCGCAAGAAACTTTTTTTCAAGCACTCGAAAAAGTTGAAGACAAAGCCACCAAAGACTACAAGAAAAAGGTAAAAGCACTTCTTAAAGATCAAGAAGCACGCGTTATTGAATTAGTCAGCCAACAGGGCGGCGGCAAAGGGTTGAAGGTTTACGATGAATCGATGCCCGATGAAAACGAAGAAGCCAAGGCATTTGCCGAAGCGCTTGTGCCGTTACTACTATTGGCCATGCAACAGTCAGGCGAATTGGCCGTTTCGTTTACTGGTGTCGACGACATTGAATTTGTTATCAGCCAAGCCACGCGCGACGCGGTATTCGCATCAACGCAACGCCTATTGAAGTCATTCACCGCACAAACGGTCAAGAAGCTTCAGAAACAGCTTGCCGAAGGATTGGCCAACCAAGAAACAGTTCAACAGCTTACGAAGCGCATTGAATCCGTATACAAAGAAGCCGCCGGGTTCAGGGCAACCCGAATCGCCACTACTGAAGCGCACAAAGCTTCAAATGCGGCCGTTGCCGAAGCTTACCGACAGTCAGGCATAAAGCGGATGCAATGGCAAATACGCGATGCCGGCGCTTGCGAATTCTGTCGATCAATGAACGGTAGCATCGTAACCATTGGCACATCGTTTGTACCGAAGGGCGGCACGATCGAAGGCGAAGATGGCGGCACTTACTTGAACGACTACGACGACATTAAATACGCCGACGCACACCCACATTGCCGTTGTCAGCTATTACCGATAAGGGATGATGATTAATGAAAGAAGTTCGATGCCCTCATTGCAAGGCGCTACTATTCAAAGCCAAGATGGCCGAAGTAGATATTCTTTGCAAATGCGGCCGGCTAATCGAAGTTCGTTTCTTCAGTGCAAGCGCTTTAGTGTTGACTAGCGACAGCAAAGTAGATATGCTTAAGATGTCAGAACGATCAACAGAGGTCATAGAACCCCGATCGCAAGGCGAAGCCAAATAAGGCTTATGTTTTGCATCGGGTTTTGTTATAGTAAAGGGTAATTATGTCAAAAGTAGCAGAAAAAGAAACTAAGCAAGCAAACTACGCGGTCGGCGAACGAATTGATGTTACGGCCAGTTTTGAAATTACTGCTATACCTGAAGTCGAAAAAATTACCGAAATCGAAGAAGATCGCAAGCTTTATAAATCACTTATCAAAGCGCACGATGTACATGTCGAAAAGGCTTTGAACTACGGCGAAGTTGAAGTTGTTGTTTCAAACAGCGCTATCGACCGCTACGGCGACAGCATTACGATGGAAGGCATAGATTTGACGCAAGTACGCCGCAACCCGGTCGTGCTTTGGGCGCATCAGTATTCAGGCTTACCAATCGGCCGCATTCTTAAGCTATGGCGCGCCAACGGCAATTTAATGGCCAAGATCGCCTTAGATTACGACATTTACGACTTTGCCGACACTGTTTACAAGATGATTCTTCGTGGCACGATCAACGCTGTATCAATCGGTGGCCTTGTTCTTGAATTCGGTAAGAACGAAGATGGTAGCACCGATTGGTTTACGATCGCCAAGCTAGAAATGGTTGAATTATCAGTTGTACCAGTAGGCGCGCACCCCGACGCACTTGTTACCAGTAAGTCGCTTGGCATGAAACCCGATCAGTTGCGAAAGCAATTTGAACAGTTTGTCGAAAAATCTATGCTTGACAAAATAAAGCTTATGCCTGAAGATGAAATCAAACAGCACATTGCATCACTAAAGACACTTACTTCGGCACTCGAAGCCGCTTACACAGAAGCTTCGACGGACACCGAAGAAGAACAGCCGGCCACTAAGTCGGTTCGCAAAGTGCGAAAACTCGTTCTTGCGCGGTCAGCCGCCAAGCAATGCGATAAGCAAGCAGAACTTATTATCGCTTCAATCAACTCTAAATTAAAAGAAGGAAACTCTAACAATGGGTAAAGAACAAGAACAAATCGAAGAAACTGTATTAGACGCGGAAGCGTTGAAATCTATTAGTGAAGCTGTTGTAGCCGGCATCACTCCTGTAATTGATGAGAAAGTTAAATCGGCTGTTGCCGAAGCTACTCCTGACAAGCCTGTTAGCAAGAAAGTAAAAGGCGGCGGCGACGACCCGAACGAAGACCCTGATGCCGACCCTGCTGATGACCCTGAAACTCCTGAAGATGAAAGCAAAGAAAAGCGCTTTATGCGTGCCGCTATCGCACTTGTGCGTGGCAATGGTGCGGAACTAGCCAAGCTGAACAAAAGGGCGCTTGAACTTCGTGCGAAAGCCGGTTACGCCAATACTGATGTTAGTGCCGACGGTGGTTACATCGTGGCCGACCCTGAATTTGAAGCTGAAGTTGAAAAACTTTCTGAAGAATACGGTGTCGCATTTTCTGACGCTACTGTACGGCCTACAGAGCGTAACGCGATCAAGACCAACAAGCGCGGTTCGAATGTTGTAATGTACGAAACCAACGAAGGCGCGGCCAAGCGTGGCACGAAGCTAACCATTACGCAAGTATTGGTAGAACTTCGTAAGTTCGCCGCTATCGCCATCGCTACTGATGAACTTGTTGAAGATGCCGCTATCGACTTTTGGGCTGAAGTTGCCGAAGGCTTTGCCGAGGAACGCGCACGAATCGCCGACGAACTGGTATTTACCGACCCTGACAGCGACACTCCCGGTATTCTTGAAACTCCCGGTGTTATCATCGAATCTGTAGGTGCTAACATTACTGATATTGACTGGGATGATTTGATGAACGCTGAAGTAGCAGTACCGACCAAAGCAATGCGGAACGGCAAACACTACATGCACCGAACCATCTATAACATCGTTCGACAGACAAAGGGTTCTGATGGCCACTACCTTGCCTTGCCACAGGGCGGATTGCAAACCCCTTGGGGTACGCCAATCACCTTAGTCGATGTTTTGCCGGCATCGAACGAAGTTGGTGCTAACAGTCCGGCAACTGTATTCGGTGATCTGAAGCGCGTGCGCCTGTATGTGAAGCGCGGCCTTGTACTTACGCAGTCGAAAGACGCTACTGTACACGACGCGAACAACAATGTTGTCAATCTGTACGAACAGGATATGACCGCCTTGCGTGCTGTTACGCGAATGGTTGCCTTGGTGAAATTCCCGAACGCTTTCTGTGTCATCGGCACTGGTACAGTATCTTAATCGGTAAAACAAACACGCCGATAAGCCGGGAAGGGGGGTCGCAAGACCCTCTTTTCTGTTTGGCAAGCCTAGTGGTACAATAAGGTTATGATTGAAAAAGCGCATACATGGGATGAAAAAAAGAAATACAACCGGCCGACCAAACAGTTGACCCGGTACGGTATTAAGCATCAGGCCATGCTAGAACCCGAAATCGCCAAAGCACCTGATGGCGTGATGTCAACCGGCAACACCCCGGCGCGCCGACGAATTCAAGTCGAACAAAATGATTTCATAGAAAAGGGTACTGAAGATGGCTTACACCGACCAAGCAACAATCGAAGCGTTTCTTAAGCGCACACTATCGGCCTACGAAGTTACTTTATTGCCGTTGGTGCTTGCTTCAGTCGACGCATGGATTAATGACCAACTAGGCGGCGAATACGGCACTGTGAGCGCCACAACGCGGTATTACGACGGTGGTTCGGCCATTCTTGATATTGATAGCGCTACAGACATCACAAAGGTCGCTTTAGTCGATTCTGAAGAAACAGAAACCAACGAATACGAATTAAATGTCGACTTCGAAGCGCGGCCACGCAATGAAACAATGAAGACATACCTTCAGCGCCGAAATTACCTGTGGCCACGCGGCCTAGGCAATATTGCTGTTACGGCTAAATTTACGCTTGGTACGACTGTGCCAAACGACATTAAGTACCTTGCAACCTATATGGCCGGCAAACTGTTTTCTAGCGCCGTTACAGGCGAATTAAAGCAAGAATCGATCGAAGGGTACAGCCGCACATTCAAAGAATATTCGAGTAGCGACGATGTTATCACTTCGATATTGGCTAAGTACACCAATGACGAAGTGGTAATGTAATGTTAGAAACATATTTAGTACAAACTTGCAAACTGGTAGCGCCGACAAGGGATGAATACGGCGATTATATTGATGGCGTAGGCACTGAATTGGCCTGTCGCTTTCGAGAAATCAACACCATCACACGCGGCACGCGCAACGAAACCAACGACAGCGATGCAATGATTTGGTTCGCGCCGACGGCTTCAGTGGCCAAGGGTAATATTATTCTTTTCGAAGGTGTTAATTATCAGATTGAACGAATCACTAAGGCGCGCCGGCTTGGCGAATCCGAAGTGCAATTCATCAAGTGCGATCTTAAAGTAACAGATATAGGTATTTCATAATGGGCGTTCGTGTAGTCGACAAGTCAAATCAGTTCGTAGCCGAAAACCGAAGGCAAATGGATTCGGCATTAGAACGCATGGCCACCGATATTCAAACCATCGGCAAGGTGAAAGTACCCCTGAAATCAGGCAATTTACAAGACCAATTCAGCACTAAAAGGCTTGGCATAATGCACCATCAAGTGCGTGTCGACGAAGATTATGCTAGTTACCAAGAACGCGGTATGCGAAAAGACGGTTCGCGCGTTGTTCGACGCTACACTACGCCGGGTACAGGCAAGAACTTCTTAAAAGGCGCAGGGCAACAAGTAGCGCCGCGTGCGATACAATATATTAAACAGGCCGCATCGAGGGCAAAAGTATGAGCAACGCAACACCATTCGTCAAAGAAATATGCCAATATCTAGCCGCTAACAGTAGTGGCGTATTTACTTTCGGCACAGGTAGCACGAACTTGAAAGCCGGCGAATTGATTCGGGATGTCGACGGCGTTTTTGCTGTGGCCGCACCATCGCCTGAACCCGATCGCGATGTCATTTACGAAACACATATCATCGACTTTTGGGCGCGCAACAAAAACACTAGCGTTGCTTTCGAACAACTTCACACGATTTATAACCTCTTTCATCAGAACCACCATTACCCGACAAACCTGTATTTGGTAGAATATAGTCATGCACTTGGCCAACCTGAAGATCAAGACCGCGACGCTGAAGGTGGCAAACTGCTTAGGCTTAGTGTAGAATTTCTAATTAGACAGTTGATTTCATAATTTTTATGGTAAACTTAAAACAAGGAATGAAAAAATCATGGCAGGAATAGGAAACGCAAACAACTTAAGAATCGGCGACTGTGAAGTATGGCTAGGTGGTCAGCTTATCGGGCATACCAAAGGCGGCGTTGAATTCACCTTCGAACGCGAATTCGAAGATTTGACCGTTGACCAATACGGTTCTTCACCTCTTGACATGGCACTTACCGGCAACAACCTGTTAGTTAAAGCTATGGTTGCCGAACCTACCACACAGAACCTTGCACGCGCAATCCCTGAAGGCGATTGGGATACTGGTTCAGCCGACGACAAATTGGGCTTGGGTACTGACAGTGGTTACTTGCTTCGCCAAGATGCACAAGAACTTCGCTTACACCCACGCAACAAGGGCGCTACTGACTTTTCTGAAGACATCTATATTTGGAAAGCTGTTTCAAGCGAAAACATTGAAATGGCCTTCAAGGTCGACGAACAGCGTGTAGTTGAAGTTACTTGGCGCGCACTTGTCGACGAAAACCAACCCGACGGCACACGACTTGGCCGCGTTGGTGCGAACCTGATTTCTTAATAGCAACTTAAAAGGGTAAAATGACGATATGACCAAGGACGAAACTAATTCAACACCTATCGACGACGCGCCGGTAGATTCGCCTACTCCTGACATGCCACAAGACGCTACGCCGGGCGTTGATCTTGATCTTGATACTTTAGTCAGGCCAAGCAAGAAAATACGGCTAGGCGGCCAAATAATTACTATTACGCCACCTGATTTAGAAACATTGTTCAAAGTCGCCAAAATGGGCGGCGAATTGCAAGAAGCACAGAAGACGCTTTCTGATTTGGATGAACAGCAAGCCGTCGAACTTTATAACAAGCTTCGCGAAGCATTTGACGAACTAATACCTGAACTAAAACAACACAAGCTTACCTACGAACAAATCTTTGCTTTACTCGATATGATTGTCGACATGTCTATGCCGGCTGATGTTACCGAACTAGAAAAGCGCGGTATTAAGCTAGATGCCGATCAAAAAAAAATTCTCAAAGACTCATTAAACAGGTCGCGTACTTCTTAAGATTTTACCAAGGCTATACATTGTCGGCGCTTATGAAAGAGCCGGCGCACTGGTTTTTCGCCTTACTCAATCAGTCTTTCAAACTCGATGCCGAAGATAAGCTTAAGTGGATTGGCATTACATCTGTGCCGCACATGAAGAAGCAACAAGCGGATATGCTTATACACTCCTATAAGACGGCCACACATGATATTATTGAACTGATAACGCCGCACACTGACTATTCGGCAATAAAGCGTTTGAAGAAAGAAATGAACGAAAATGGCTGAAAAAATAGGTTCAATTTATTACGATTTAGACTTAGACGACAAGAAATTCAAGTCGGGGATGTCGGGCGCGTCAGATCAGACTAAAAGCTTTTCAGGCCACCTAAAAGAATCATCATTACAGCTTGCGGCGCTTGGTGCGGCCGCCGGCCTTGCTTTGCAAAGGGTTGTTGCCGGCCTTCAGTCAGCCATCGATGCAACAGTCAAACAGCAAAACGCGCTTATGGGTTTGAACTCGATCGCAAAAGCATTCGGTCAAGATGCCGCCGCCGCCGAAAGTGCGGCCAAGAAGCTTGCGGCCGACGGCCTGATGCCTATTGGTGATGCGGCCGCCGGGCTGAAGAACTTACTTGCGGCCGGCTTTGAATTACCACAAGCCATTTCATTAATGGAACGCTTTAAGGATTCAGCCGCTTTCGGTCGACAGGGCGCATTGAACTTCGGCCAAGCCATCGTTGGCGCTACTGAAGGTATTAAAAATGGCAACTCGATCTTGGTCGACAACGCCGGTGTTACCAAAAACTTGTCGATGATTCTTGAAGAAGCCGGGTTCAGCGCGCAAGACTTGATGAAAGCAAGCACCGATGCCGGTGTGCGGCAAGCTATCTTCAACGGTATTTTGAAAGAAACCAACCCTATGCTTGGCGACGCGGCCAAACTATCTGATTCATTCGGTGGTTCGATGGAACGGAACAAAACGGCCGTAACCAACATGAAGGTGGCCATTGGTACAGCATTGCAACCTATTCTTACCAAGTTGCTTGAAATCGTTGCACCTCTAATAGAAAAGTTTACGAACTTCGCGAAAGAGCATCCGCAAATCGTAGCGGCCATTCTAGGCATCGCTGTGGCCGGCCTAGCGCTTGTTGCGTTCTTAGGCATACTTGGCGGTATTGTGGGCGCTTTAATGAACCTAGCGCCGCTATTTGCGGCCATAGGCGGCGTTATTGCCGGCATCACCGCGCCGGCCTTGCTTGTAATTGGTGCGATCATCTTAGCGGTCATTGCAATCGTAATGGCCATGAAGACGCATTGGGATACTATCGTTAATCTGTTCAACACCTACTTGAAACCGGCGTTAGATCAGATTTGGCAATCGATAAAAGCACTTTGGGCATCGTTAGTTGAACTTTGGAATGTGATTGCGCCGGTAATAATACCGATCTTGAAAGTGCTTGGCGTAATATTGCTTGTCGTGCTTGGTGTAGCCATCGCGCTTATTGTTGCGTCGATTTGGGTATTCGTAAATGTTTTGAATGTCGTCGTTAATGCACTGACTTGGTTCTATCGCACCGTATTTTCAGCGTTATCAAGCGCGTGGAATTCGGTAAAAGGCTTTTGGGATGGCATTGTCAACGCCTTCAATTCTATTAAAAACTGGATTCAGCAAGTTATTGATGCCTTCGGCCGAATAGTCGGCGGCATTGGCAACGCATTATCAGGTGTCGGCGAAGCAATTATGAAGCCATTTCGTGCGGCCTTCGACTGGATTAAAGAAAAAGCCGAATGGGCTAAAAACCAACTTAATAAAATCAATCCGTTTCACCGGGAATCACCTTCGCTTATCGACTGGATTTCGCGCGGTACTGATCGCATAAAAGGTTTGTACGGTCAAATGTACGGTGCGCTAGACACTATGGCTATGAACAATCGTGGCGTAATGGTTGGCACATCATCATCATTGGCGGCCGCTACAGGCGGCGCAGACGGCACAGGTTCGATCGCAACGCCGCCGGTGGTAGTTGCACCTAACTTTAGCGGTATCGTGGCTAGAAGCCGTTCAGAATGGCGCGACATCGTTGCCGACGGCATTGAAGCTGTAAACGAAGACTTGCGCGCGCGTGGTGTAAATGAAATCGGCGACGGCAAAGTACAAGGGAGTTCAAGCAATGGCCAATAAAGATATGGAAATCATTTTAGGCGGCGTGGTGTTGCCTAAGTTCAAAACCTTCAAGCGCACCGACACACCGAACGAAGCCGATGTAGTTACGCTTGGCGGCAACCTGTACACTGATTTCATCAATCAGCGCCGCGAATGGGCTGTTGGTTGGGATAAACTGAAAAGTGAAGACCATGACATCATCATGGCGTTGTACCGAAGGCAATATCAGACCGAACAATATCTTATGCTTCAAATCAATGCCTATGGCATTTATGCGCCGGTGAAGATGAACATCAGTTCGCAAAACATAAGATTCAATGGGTCGATTATCGAAGCTTTTTCGATTACCCTTCGGGAACAACATGCTATCAGCTAGTTCGCAATTTCATTCACGCGCAAAAGCGGCAATGCGACCGCTATTTTGGCGTTGTCTAATGGCGTTTGATCGTGTGTTTTTACCCGGTGTCGACTTCTTTACTATCGGTGTATCGACCATTGGCGGCGAAGACATCATAAAAGGCGAAGGCGATGTCGTTCAGGAATGGGATAAATACCAATATTCTGATTATTCAAACCGCTTGCTTTCGATGGAATGGCAAAGGCAAGTCGACCCGGTTACTTCGCTTTCAATGGCGATGGCCGACTTCGAATTCGATAACCACGACAAATACTTTACGCCGCATCAGGCGAATTCACCGATCAAAGACTACATATTGCCATATCGGCCGGTGAAGCTGTTCGCAGGGTTCGGCAACGAAGCTGTACCGGCATTTATTGGCCTTACTGAAAAGATGCCTGTTATCGACGAAAAAAGAAAGACCGCAAAGTTTCATGCAATCGATTTCTTCTATAGCCTGATGAACCGGCCGCTAGATGAAACGGTTATGCTTGAAAATGTTCGCACCGACGAAGCCTTTGACGAATTGCTTCAGGTAGCCGGCCTTTCGGCCACGCAATACGATCTTGATTTAGGCTTCAATATCATCAACTTCGTTTACTTCGAAAAGGGTACGAAGCTTGGTACGGCCGTCGGTGAATTGCTAGAAGCTGAAATGGGGCGCATGTACATGGATGAAAACGGCATCATTCGCTTCAAGAACCGACAAAACTTTTCTAGCGTGCCAATTTACACCTTCGACAAAACGAATAACATAATCGATATTCAAACCAAGAAGCAAGACGAAATTTATAATGTTATCGAAATCATTGCACAGGTGCGCGAGGTTCAGGCCAAGCAAAAGTTTTGGGAATTGCAAGAAGCGATTGTCGTGCCGGCCGGTTCAAGCGTTGAAATATGGGCTGATTTTGAAGACCCTGTTACCACTGTCGACAACCCGGTTTACATCACTAGCGCCACCACATCGTTATTTACAGCCAACACCGAAGAAGACGGTTCAGGTACGAACGACGGCACAAGCATAACCCTAACCGACATCGATAAGTTTGCGAAATCGGCCAAAATGATTTTCACCAATGGCGCGGCCTATGCGCTGTACATCACCACGCTAGAGTTATTTGCTACGCCGGCGAAGATCGTAAAAGAAATTTATGTTCGCGAACAAGACGATGTTTCAATCGCAAAATACGATGAACGCGTGCTTCGTATCGAAAACAATTTCATAAATAACGAAACCGAAGCGCAGTCTAAAGCCAAAATTATGTTGGCCGACAATTCGACTTACGGTGATATTCAGCAAGTAGAAGTCAAAGGCAACTTCGCACTTCAGCTTGACGACCCTGTTTCTATAGAGGTCGACGGCGTTTACGATACCTATGTCATTACTAAAATTCTGAATCGAATCATGGCCGGTAAGTTTACGCAAATCTTGAGCGTCAAGCGCAAAGAATTTCAAACTTATTTCACTATCGGCGTTAGTACGATTGGTGGGGATGATGTTATTGCGCCATGACGAAGCAACTTTCAGACAAAAGTACACGCAATGTAGCAATACCATTCGTCGCTACACCTTTCATCGGCCTATCTGAATCGGGCGGCCTTTTCTTCAATATTGATGCCGCGCGCATTATTTCAGACGATTTAATAGTGGTCATTCGCTGTTGCACGCCGCGACACGCGAACCTTGTTGAAGCGCATTTGAACATGCAAATAACCGTTGCAAGCGCGACAACAGTTAAGATCGGCATTGGCCGGTGGTCAGGCTATCAAGCCGTTACGCCTACCGAAGCCGAAATAAATGCTTCGCACAAAATACTTGCCGGTACTGACACCGCATTTGCTTCAAGCGCCGGCACATTATTCATTGATGGGTTGAACCTGTTGCCACAGATACCAAGGCGCGGTGATGCCACATTCAACGAAGATGGCTTTGTGATAATCATGAAATTCAGCCGAAGCCGAACCGGCGACACGCTGAAGAAGTTCGAACCAATATGTAGCGCATTGATGGGGTTGATATGAGCGAAACAACACGACAAAATTTAGGCTACCCACGAACCGAACTGAAAGATGTCAGCAACTTCAGGATATTAAAGTTTTGCGGTGGCGCAGGGGGCGGCGCTTGCGTGGTGTTGCTTGGCGCTACGCAATTCGTTTGGCCGGTGCGCGTACCGAAATTCTTGACTTACAACAGATCGCTAATACTTGAAAACCCTGAATTCATAGGTGTCGACATCTTCACAGATGGCGGCGTTAGTGGCTTTTGCGACCATTCGGCTGTTACGCGTGTGCCTTGGTGGGTTGGCTTTTCAGATACCGGCGTGTTGACAGATCAGCAAGTGCGCGATCAGGGCATTCAAATAAATAGCGCGCCACCACATGAAATCGAAGTACAGGGGCTTAAATTGCCACAGCCGGTATTGTTGGGCGGCGGCGCAAATCCTAATTGGTCGGGTAGGATTTACATTCACATTGTTTGGGATTCGCCGTTATATGTTCAGGCGGTCAATATGTACGATGGCATTCTTCGAATGATTAAACACGATTACGACATAAAGGTTTAATTATGGCAATACAACAATCATCAAAAAAGCAAGAATACACCTATAGCTTCAAGTCGGCCGCTTATTCAAATCAGTCGACGGCCGTTGATCTTTGCCAAGACAAAGTTTTGTTTTACCTTGTGCCGCCACAAGATGCAATCAGCATTCAGTACCTTAGAACGCATCTGTTAATTGAATTCGAAAGTAGCGTAGCAACAGCGCTTCAGAAACTAGAAAAGATCGGCATCAGCGACGAATTCACCTATAACGACCCACAGGTTGATTACTTGCGA